CCGTTACCAGCCAGTGTTAGGAGGGGGAGGTCCAGCCTTCGGCAGGTTTAAGGTCTGATGGGGCAGTTTCAGTTCCAGTTCTGGTGTAATTAGAAACAGCACTTGAGGCGTTACTTGCTGCTATAGTTGTAGTCTCTCCTGCTCCAGACCTCCAAAAATGATAAGCAATTACAGCCTGACACGTAGCTACGGTTCCAGTGTCTTTAATATCATATGCTGTATCATTTACCGATACCAAGTAAGCTCCAAAAAGCTTGTATCTACGCACAACTTCATATGATGAGGTCGTATCCGCTGCTGTTCCTCCTGCTTGCTGAGGTGCATTAGCTGCTGGTGCTGCTTTTTTTCCTTTACCTAGAAGGTCCAACTGCAATATGTTATTCGCAGCACCAGCAATATCACTAGAACTCCCTCTTATATTATAAGCTCCTGTTGAAGTAGCGTCGTCAAATGTGGCAAACGTACTAGCTTCTAAAGCAGCTCTGATGTCATAATCTGCATCCATGCGGAATGTTACATTGTAAGCATTAGAACCGGGATAGGAAGCATTGCCTGGAACGTTAAACTGCAAACCCATGTAGGGTACAGGAACGTTGTTAATTGCTCTGCCTGGAAGAGTTGCTGTTTCTACATATAATAAATGAGAATCCGCGCCAAAGCTGATGCCTGGAAACTCTGTTACTCTGAATTGAAAGATTCTTGCGAAATCTTTTTTAGTTGCTGCTGTATAGAATGATTGAATAGCCATATAATTTATTTATTGTTGAATGTTAAAGTACTTCCGAAAAACTTTGTCCTGTTCTCGTAGCTATAAAGTTAACGAGAATGAATTCTGCTGCTTTGACAGGCTTTAAGTAAATATCAACAACTAATTCGTTTTGATCAATACTTTCAGGAGTGTTGTTGCGCTCATCGCACACTACAAGATAATCATATACTCCTGAAGTTGCTTTAGCTCTTTCAAAGATCGGTTGTATGGTGTTTACGAGTCTTGATCTAGTAAACACAGTATTTGGTTCAAAAATAAAGTATTTTAATGTTCTCTGAGTAGCTCTTTCGAGAGCGAGGAACAATCTGCGAACGTTGATGCGATCAAAGGCTGTTGGTCTTGATTGCAGAGTCTTTTGGCCAAGAACTACGAAGCCGTCTCCTGTAAAGAATACTACAGGATTGACTGAGATTTCATATAATCTGTCGCGTTGCTTTTGGTTTGGATTGAAAGCGACGTCAAGCGCTAAGAAACCACCGCGGTTTAAGCCGGCTGGAGGAGTCCAGAATTGACCTGCTGCATCACTTCTTGCCATGACAGCTGCTGCGTATCCTGAGAAAGGAGCCCAGAATCTTCTGCTGCTGTAAATGTCGTTTAATTTAATCCAGTTACCGTAGAGAGCCGCGTAATTAGTATCCCCTAGAGCACTTGTGCACTCTCTAAGAGGAGTATAGATGTCTTGAGTAAATGTTTTGGTAAGTGAATCAGATACTTTTGCATCTCTACCATTTACAAAAATAGAACGAAGAGGATCGATAATGCTAATGCAATCTTTTCTGTTGTTTTGAGAAAAGGTTACCAAAGTGTTAGCAACAGCCAGCCAAGCATCCTTTGCATCAGAAGTGACTCCAAGTGCTCTTTCATCATCATAATCTGCTGTAGCAAGAGCTTGAGTGGAAGCATAAATGTTTGAAAGACCACCGTCACAAACGATGTCCACAGTAGTCGTTTCTATACTTTCAATTGTACGAAGAGCTTTGTCCATCTTAAGGGTAACGTCACCAATAACTTTGCCGAGCTCTTGTGAGCGAGTATCTGGCTTGTAAACACCAAGTGGGAATAACCCTTTGGCAGCATTATCTACTTTAAGTGCTCCAAGAGGGGTTGAGGTATTTCCAGTCCACTTAAATCGGCTAGCAATTACTGGATTGACATACATTCTAATGTTGGAGGAGTTAGCATTAATCGAATCTTCGATGTAGGCGTTGATAAGAGTTCCACCTGATGGGCTAGTTACTCTTCTGTTAACGTCGAAAGAACCAATAAATTTTTCAGCGTTAGCAAGCGTCAAATAACCGCTATCAGCTGTTGAGCGTCTAATTCTAAAAACACCTAATGAAAGGTGATCTCTGTAAGCAGATGTTTCAAAACCTGTGAATCCGACTTTTTCGAGTTGCTCTGAAACACTATCTGTCCCCTTGCTTGCTTGTTCACTGGTAGCAGATAAAGCAAAATCTAGTCTTGTTTCTGGAATTAGATCTAAATCAACTTCACTAACAGCTGTGTTTAAGAAATTAATTGAGTTAAAATCAGGGGAAACGGTGCTATCGAAAGCAGAATTATCAGCAAACCCGACATAGTATCCTTCAGCAAACTCATTGATTGTTGATTGACTGTAGTTCAAAATAAAGAAGCCAGCGTTTGTGGATACGTTTCCGCTTGCGTCAGCTGAAATGAGATCAAAAGAAGTATTAGTTGGATCATTCCAAACAAAACTACCTTCTTGTAAAGCTTGATATTGAGGTTGGCTTAAAGTTTTGTATTCAGGAACTCCGATTTCCCAATCAGTTGCACCAGTGCCTGTTGAAGATAATACTGGATAAAACAAACCACTATAAGCTAAATTCGTGTGAGTTGTGCCAGCGTCTTCTCCGTAAGGCAATCTTAAAGTCGTTAAAATTGCTGGAGAATTAAGAACTTCACGACAGCTGTAGTAAAAGTAGCGTTCGGCTGCTGTATTAGGTACGCCAAAAATTCTTTCGAGTTCGTTTGTTGTTGTGATTTGAATCGGTTCGCTTGCTGGACCTTGAGAAGAAAAGCCCATAACGACTACGTTTGTTCCAAATGATGTTGTGCTTCTTTGAGAAAGATCTTTCTCAGTGATTTGCACGCCAGGTGAGTTG